AGTACACGCAATCACACATTGGTATGGTTGCGAGGCTGTCAAAGTCAGGACATTAGCAGCAACGCTGGCTGTAAGAGGAGCGTTGCCTGTGATTGTTGGGACGGTGACAAAATTGTCAGTTGCCGTCAATTTGGCAGATAAAGCTCTGCCAACCCCTGTGATTGGAAAATCAGGAGTGGAAAATTCGACTTCGTAGTCGACCCATAATTTGCCCACGGTGACCGCAGCGCAGCCAACCGTTGCAATGATGAGATTACCCGTGTCAAAAAGACCGAGATCCTCAGTTGCCGTGAGAGGCCCAGAACGCACAAAGTACGAAGAGCGTTTGCGAAGATTGTTCGCAAGGCAGTCGTACGTCTGCGCTTTCCAGGGAGGGCTGAACTTAGTGCCCTGATAATTGGCTAACTGCCTCTCTGTAGAGGGAGCCGGATCTGCTGGATCAAAATCTACTGAAGTGTAGACTGAGCCGGCATTGTCGGTCGAACAAGCAGGAAGATATCGAAGTTTGAGCTTCTTGAAGACGTACGACTCGTAGTTGGTAGCGATGTTGCTGAGCCACAAAAACAGACTCTGAAGGCCTGGATTTATGCTGAAAGTGACGGGTGTGAAACCGGCAGTTCCGAGAACATCGCCAACCAGTTCGGAGTGGCAGACTAGGATCTTTCCATTGCGCCCCATTCGAAATTGAGCGCTCTTGATAGCCCCATTGTACCCTTTCGAGACTGGAGCATTGCTTGATACGGTAACCATCATTTTAGACGGTTGTTTGGGTTGTTTGGGTTTCTTGGCTTTGGGTTTGCGTTGTTTATTGGCTGGTTGCATGATGTACACTTACGTGAGTTTTATCTGTTCCACCGTACTATTCAGGGCTAGCAGCGCCCCCGTGTCATACCTACCTCTTTATTGACACGGCCCAGGAAAATGTTGATTTAGTTGTAGTCAACAAGCGCTAATGCTGAGAATGCGCTGTGACTAATTAATTCTAAAGGTTCCGCAACAGAATACTGGTATTCAACTTGCGCGATGTCTGTCTCATCAATGTCATAACGATGACACACTTGAGCTACTGCATCTTCAGTGATCTTGCAATTTCGGTATAATCCTGTACCTTGTACAGAAAATTCCTTAATTGCCGTCATTGGATGCGGCTTCACATCCGCGGCGAACCGCT